AACAGTCAGATTTCCGAACTGCAAACCAAGGTAGATGACTTGATTGGCGGTGATATTCTAAAAAGCGGACAATGCGGTGAAAACGTCTACTATGTTCTCTATGACAACGGCAAACTGCTGCTGCGTGGCACGGGTGCAACATACGACTATACTTCTCACGATTCTGTGTTTTATCAAAACGATCAGATTAAGGAAATCGTACTTAGCAATGGCATTACTGGCTTGGGCGATTGTCTGTTCTATCATTGTGCCAATGCGAAAACGGTATCTCTGCCGGCTACACTGACCAGCATTGGCGATTCTGCTTTTGCACAGGAAGATGCTGCAATCGGCTATACCGCTGGTCTGACTTCCGTTACGATTCCGCAGGCGGTTACTGCAATTCAGTCGTTTGCATTTCAGCACACTGCCATTGCAGAAGTCACTGTGCCTGCCAACGTGAAAACATGGGGAAAGTATGTTTTCAGCGACTGTACAAAGCTGAAGATTGCCCGTATTGCGTGTGATTCCATTGGCTCTTTTGCGTTTACAAGATGTACAGCATTGTCTAGCCTTACCATTTCTGCGAATTGCAGAACCTTTGGGGAAAATATGCTGACATACTGTGAAAGTCTAACAGCCATCACATATGAAGGCACGATTGCTCAGTGGAACGCCATCACCAAACCGGTCAACTGGATGTCTTCCGGAGAACATTCTTACAACAATTATCTGAAAAAGATCCAGTGTGTAGATGGCTATTTGGAATATGATCCTGAAAATAATGTGTGGAATGAGGTGAAAAACGGATGATGAAATTTTTAGTGAAACAGCAAAAAATCGAAGCACTGGAGCGAGAGGTCATTGCCTCTGACCAGATCGCATTTGTTTCGGTAAAGTTCGTATTCGATGGGGCTTGGAAAACGCTGCACAAGGTGGTGCAGTTCACGCAGTGTGAGGAAACATACAACGTGGTGCTTGGCATAGACGGAACAACCTGCTTGCTGCCTGCCGAACTGCATCCCGGTGCGGTGAAGATGAGTTTGTTTGGCTACGATGCAGAAAGCGATACCACGGTTCGAGCAACCACTGTTCCTGTCACACTGCATATTCGACCATCTGGTTTTGTTGCAGATGGGGATACGTCAATTCCGCCGACGCCGGATCTGTATACGCAGCTTTTGAAAAAGCTTTCCGAGATGCAAACCGGGGCAAACGGAAAGGACGGTCGTTCTGCTTATGAAATCGCCATAGAAAATGGTTTTGTGGGAACAGTTGCAGAATGGCTGGAAAGTTTGAAAGGCAGGGACGGTATTGATGGTAAGGACGGACTACCGGGAAAGGACGGAAAAAATGGTGCAGATGGTTTGCCCGGTAAGGACGGCACAAATGGGAAAGACGGTAGAGATGGGATTGACGGAAAGGACGGCGTTTCTCCGGACTTGACAAATTATCCAGATAACGATGCTGTAAAAGCACTGGTTCAAGATGCGGTTCAGCCGCTTTTACAGCAAGCACACATTCATAAAAATCTGGATGTTTTAGATGATTTAACGGCAGATGAACTCTCTTTGCTGCGTGCTCTTCAGGAATTCGAGGATGATACAACTTACAATATCCAAACATTCCGGGAAGCCATTGCAGCATTGAATGAAAAGGCACATACCCACGAAAATCAATCTGCATTGGAGCAGATCACTGCTGCTAAAATCGCACAATGGGATGGTTTTGGCACGCAAATCAATGGGCTTAGCACAAAGGTTACAGTCTATTCAGAAAAGACAGAACGTACTTTGGAGAGCCTGCAAAAGCAGATCGATAACCTGACAAGCGGCAGAAATTACACCATTCTATTTCAGTCTGGACAGAATGCCATTTCGACCTATGCACCAAATCTCAGTATGATTCTGGATGGCGGGTATCAGACAATGGAGGATTTTCTGACTGCCTATCCGCAGTTTTGCAGTGCAGAAAATGATTTCATGTTGTCCTACTCGCAAACGTGTTTTAACTGGGATAAGTCGGTCTTGACCGTTTGTGCAAAGCCTCTGTCTCTGACGAAAAACGCTGAAATCGTGGTGTCCTATCAGTCAGGTTCCAGCGAAGCCGGAAGGCTGTATCTGGTGCAGAAACCGCAGAAGATCGATATTCCTATTGGCGTGTATGTGAATACAGAGATCAATGCAAATCGTGCGGTTTCTCTGGATTTCCAATGGCTGCAGTCGGACACCTTTATCACCACCATCACAGAATGCACTGGCATTTCTGACGGGGAATATTACCTTGCCTGGGTAGGCAGAAGCAACAATTCCCACCCGAAAATCCGATTCCTGAAAGTACTGGAGGGTTGAAAATGAAAGATACCATTTGTGTAGCTGTCGGCTTGGCCGGCGGCTTTTTTACTGCCATTTTTGGCGGCTGGGACTCCGCTCTGGTAACACTGGTCGTCTTTATGGCAATCGACTTTTTCACCGGCATCATCACCGCCATGATGAAAAAGTCCAAACACACAGAAAGCGGCGGACTTTCTTCCAAAGCTGGCTGGTTCGGTCTGGCGAAAAAAGTCTGCACTTTAATGCTGATCGTCGTTGCAGTTCGGATGGATATTCTGCTGAATACCAACTACATCCGGGATGCCGTTTGCATCAGTTTTTGTTTGAACGAACTGTTATCCATCATTGAAAATACAAGCTTAATGGGTATCCCCTACCCAATGCCAACAACTTAAGCGATATTGGCATTTACCCTGCATAAAAAATCAAATAGAATATTTGGGACAAAACACCTTGCGCTGATGAGAAAATTCCGGACGAGGAGCAGACCTACCTTTAATCATCGGAACAGGTTGTTTTAGGCATAGCAATATAAGCTGCCGACAAATATCAAGAGCCTTTCCTGCAAACAGCAGCATAGCAGACAGTCGATATTTGAAGTAGCCGATCATCAAATTTACATTCGCTTTGTACTGATATTTGCAGTCAGTTTTGCGTGATAACAGCTTTCTGTTTACAGTGGCAGACATTGCGGCAATGCAGTTTAATACAAACATCATGGCATAGCATTCCTGCAAAACTGCAACAGGTGAACGCCCCGAAAACTTCTCTATCAGCAATTTGTTTTTCAAGGTATCGTAGGTCGTTTCGATATCCCAGCGAAGAAAATAGAGATCAAGAAAATCATCAGCGCTGAATTCATCTTCAGATAGATTTGTGATCAGTGTTTCAATCTCACCCGACTTAAGGATCACCCGCACAACACGGACTGAATACGTATCTGTCTTGGTGGATACAGTGATCCTGAAATCATTTGACGGGTTTTCTTTTACACCCTTGAAGCATGAAGCCTGAAGCCGCATCAGATATTTGCATCCCATTCCGGTAAGGGTAGCGATCATGTCTCTTGAAGGATAACCACGATCAAAAATGACGATGTCTTTTTCATCGCAGATGCTTGAAAAATGGGCGAGATTTTTCTTAGCATATTCTCGTTCACAGACGCCAATGGAACCGATCTGGGCATCTATGACATAATGCGAGATCACATCATACAGAAGTGAGATCTCAGCATTTGTTTTATTCTCAGGAGAATGATTTCTGGGCAGAAATATATCCTTGTTCTCCTTGGTTTTATCGAGTCGGAGTTCCGAACCGTCTATTGCAAGAATACGATAACCCTTATGGCGCTTGATCTTATTCTTGTTCAGAACCATATCTCTTGTCATGAGAAACAGCTCCTTGAATGCATCAGGCAGAATATTTTTACGAGCTTTGAAAAATGCCTGCTTTGTCACAGAATCTGTACCCGCATCCAGAACATTTGCAAAGAAATCATCAAGCTCGATCTGCATCGTTCTTGTGAGAAAATTCAGCAGCAAAACGATCATAACAGGAAAGGACAATTTTCTGTTTCTTGTAAATGCGGTCTGCCTTGTAATATTCCTCTCACGGTAGTCATCAGAATTGATAAGATCCGATGCCTTACGGGTGATCTGATAAAAGAACTGGTTCATGTTTCCGACCTCCGAAATAGCAAAATCTACTATTTCGATTTTGTCGGCGTTTTCATTTTGTCAATTCGCTTTTTGCACAAACTTTTAGCTCACTTTTGTACATCATTTTCTTTGAAATCTTGTTTGATTTTTTATGCGGGGTAAATGCCAATATCGCTTAAGTTGTTGGCATTGATCCCCTACCCGCCTGCAATCAAAAAGGCAATTGATGTTCTGCAAACGAAAATCGGCAGAACCGAAGAAACGACCGACAAGGAGGACAAGTAATATGACTATTTTAAGACCAGATGCAACAACGACTCTGAATGGAGTAAAAATCAACGAGTATTTACTCACCAAACACAATCCCAACCACATTGATATGCCCTCTGTTTCCATGGCGGGGAAAATCATTGGTGTGACTGTTCACAACACAGACTGGATTACAGTAGCGAGCGGCACGACCCCTGCGGAACAGTACACAAGGGCAACCGTCAATAACAACATGAAGGATGTGCGTGTCCATTACTATGTGGATAATGTATGTGCATGGCAGAATCTGCCCCACAGCCTGAGCGGCTGGCACGCCGCTGATGGCAGTGGTAATGGAAATCGCAGAACCATTGCCATTGAGTGTATTATGTCCTCTACGTACAATTCTACGGATAAGAAGTCGGAGGACAATTGTGCGAAACTTGCCGCAGCACTTCTGAAACAGTATGGATTGGACATCAACCATCTCTACACGCATACCCACTGGCTGAATGTTCGTGACGAACGAAACGGCACGGTTGACCAGCTGAACACCATGTACAATCGGTACAAAATGTGTCCGGCGTACATTTTGCCTCATTGGGCGGAGTTCAAGAAAAAGGTACAATCTTATTTGAATGCAGGAACTTCCACTATTTCTGCACCCTCCACAAAGCAACTTTACCGGGTGAGAAAATCTTGGGCAGATGCAAAGTCGCAGCTTGGTGCGTATTCTTCCTTAGAAAATGCGAAGAAAGCCTGCAAGGTCGGATATTCTGTATTTGATGCCAACGGAAATGCGGTCTACACCAATGGCGGCAAGTTCACCAAGGGGCAGAAGGTTACCATTCGTGCCAACACGCCACTGTTCGCCAGTGCAGAAACTACATCTGTAACCAGAAGAATCAACGGCACTTACTATCTGTATGACGGCATTGCCTGCAAGAACGGTCGTTATCGTATCACCACAAAGCCAGAGTTCTGCGGAAAAACACCGGTGGGACGATTTGTGACCGGTTATGTTTCTTGGGATAATTTCGGGGTGATTAGATGAATGCAGAACAAAAAGACCAGATCCGGCAGCTGCACAGCAGCGGTCTGGGCTACAAGAAAATCGCAGTCCAATTAGGGCTGTCTGTCAACACTGTGGCTTCTTTCTGCAAACGGCAGAGAGGAAGCGAATCCTGCCCACACTGTCCGCAGTGTGGGCGTTCTGTTGTGCAGACACCACACCGAAAACCGAAACGATTCTGTTCCACACAATGCCACAACACTTGGTGGAATCACCATGCTGTATCGAAGAACGGCAAATTACAGCAGTTCTGCCCTATCTGCAAGAAGTCTTTTTTTGCCTATCCCAGTTCGCACCGAAAATATTGTTCCCGTCTTTGCTATGGGAAGCACAGAAAGGAAATGACTCATGGAAAAAGAACATTACCATAAGATCATTACGTATCAAACCACAGTTTCGATTTTGAAAAGCTGGATGCGTGCTGGATTGGTCACGCCGGAGGAATTCCAAAAAATCAACACCATAATTGCCGAACGTTCCGGCATATCTTTGTGCAGTATATTCCTTGACTCCTGCCCGATCGTACGGTAATATGTCATCGGAAAGGGGGAGATTATCACGGCACGAGTGATACAAAAAGTTGCATTTCCACAGAAAAAGCCGTTCCTGTTGAAACGGACGGCTGCCTATGCCAGAGTGTCCAGCGGAAAGGATGCCATGCTCCATTCTCTGTCAGCACAGGTCAGCTATTACAATCAGCTGATCCAGAGCAATCCGGAGTGGCTGTTCTGCGGTGTTTATGCAGATGAGGCATTGACGGGAACAAAGGAAAATCGGGCGGAATTTCAAAAGCTGCTGAACCGATGCCGGCGGGGAGAAATTGACTTGATTCTGACAAAGTCCATTTCCCGTTTTGCACGAAACACGGTCACCCTGCTGGAAACGGTACGGGAACTGAAAACACTGGGCGTTGATGTCTATTTCGAGGAACAGCGGATTCATTCCATGAGTTCAGACGGCGAGCTGATGCTTTCCATTCTGGCATCTTACGCACAGGAGGAAAGCTATTCTGCCAGCGAGAACAAAAAGTGGCAGATGCGAAAGGACTTTGAACAGGGAAAAGTCGGGAGTATGCGAATGCTGGGCTATCGGCGAACCAAGTCCGGAAAACTGGAAATCGTACCGGAGGAGGCAGAAATCGTCAGAATGATTTTTTTATATTATCTGTCTGGCATGGGTAAGCTGGCAATTGCCAAGAAACTGAACGAACAGCAGATATGCACGGTGCGTGGCTGTGCATGGACGACAGAGGACGTAAGGCGAACGCTCCGCAATGAAAAGTACACCGGAAACCTGTTGCTGCAAAAAAGTTTTCGGGAAAATCACATTACCAAGAAAAAGGTGGCTAACATCGGACAGCTTCCGCAGTATTTTGTTGCCGGTTCGCATGAAGCCATCATTTCGCAGGAACAGTTTGATGCAGTGCAGAAACAAATGGCGGAACGGCAGAAAAAATATGCCAGTTCCTGCACCACAAACCGATATCCATTTACGCAGAAAATACGATGTGCCTGCTGCGGCAAGTATTACCGCAGAAAAACGACAGTGACCGGTGTGGTCTGGATTTGTTCCACTTACAACACCAAAGGGAAAAAATACTGTCCAACGGCAAAACAGATTCCGGAAAATACGCTGATTTCTGCCTGCTGTGATGTTTTGGAAATATCGGAATTTGATGCGGAGCAATTTGCGGAACGAATTGAACAGATTCGGATTCCTGCACCCAATGAACTACAATTTTGCTTTTCAGACGGAACGGAACAAACCGTACATTGGAAAGACCGTTCCCGTTCGGAAAGCTGGACAGCGGAAATGCGAGAGAAAGCGAGGCAGAAAAAATGGCAAAAGTCCTAAAAATACCGGCAAAGTTTCATCCCATAACGCAATTACCGGAAACCAAGGTGCAGAAACGCAGAGTGGCAGCCTATGCCAGAGTTTCCACGGATTCCGAGGAGCAGCAGACCTCTTATGCTGCACAGGTAGATCGTTACACCAAGTATATTCAGGAACGGGCAGACTGGGAGTTTGTTGCAGTCTATACCGATGAGGGCATTTCTGCCCTGAATACCAAACATCGGGACGGCTTTAATCGCATGGTGGCAGATGCTCTGGATGGCAAGATCGATTTGATTGTCACCAAGTCAGTCAGCCGGTTTGCACGAAACACTGTAGATTCTTTGACGACTGTGCGAAAGCTGAAAGAAAAAGGCGTGGAGGTGTTTTTTGAAAAAGAAAACATCTACACGCTGGATTCCAAAGGCGAGCTGCTGATCACCATTATGTCCAGTCTGGCACAGGAGGAGAGCCGTTCTATTTCGGAGAATGTAACTTGGGGACAGCGAAAGCGAATGGCGGACGGCAAGGTCAGCTTGCCGTACAAGCATTTTCTGGGCTATCGAAAAGGAGCAGATGGCTTGCCGGAAATTGTGCCGGAGGAGGCGGAGATTGTTCGGAACATCTATCGTTGGTTTATGGAGGGGAAAACGCCAACTGGCATTGCGAGAACATTGACAGAACAGGGCGTTCCGACACCTGCCGGAAAGGAACAATGGTGTTCCAGTACAGTGAAAAGCATCCTGACCAATGAAAAATACAAGGGTTCTGCTCTATTGCAAAAGAGATTTACGGTGGATTTTCTCACCAAAAAATCTAAGGTGAATGAGGGCGAAGTACCCCAATACTACATTGAGGAAAGTCACCCTGCCATCATAGTGCCGGAGGAATTTGAACTGGTGCAGGCAGAATTGCTGCGGAGGCAAAACCTGCGGCGACAGTACAATGGAAAGAGCGTATTTGCTGCCCGGCTTGTCTGCGGCGACTGCGGAAATTTCTTCGGGGCAAAGGTCTGGCATTCCAACAGCAAGTATCGGCAGGTGATCTGGCAGTGCAATCATAAATTCCGAGGGGTGTGCAAATGCCAGACACCCCATTTGCAGGAGAGCGTCATACAGCAGCGGTTTCAGGCAGCCGTTCAGGAATTGCTGCAAAAGCGGAAAGCGATTCTGGAAAACTGTCAGATGATGCTGGAATTGCTCACGGACTGTACGGATTTGGAGTATCAATTGCAGGAACTGGAAACGCAGAAAATGCGGATTTCGGAACAGGTGCAGGGATATGTTCGGGAGAACAGTGAAATCGTGCAGGATCAGGAAAAGTATGAGGAGCGGTATCAGGCACTGGTGGGACAGTATGAACCGCTGCAGAAACAAGAAACCGCCCTGCAGGAACAGCGAGCAGAGCGGTTGGCAAGACGAGAACAGATTCAAGGATTTCAAAGAGCATTAAGCGGACAAAATGGGATGCTGCCGGAATTTGATACACAATTGTGGCTGGCTGCTGTAGAAAAAGCAGTGGTGCATCGAGATGGAAAAATTATGTTTGTTTTGAAAGATGGGACGGAGTTGGTGCAGAAAATTTGAGGGGTGTGGGGTGCAGAACGCACTCCCTTTGCTTTTCGGGTGTGCATTGTATCATTTGTGACGTGCGTTTCCAAGAAAAGTGCCGAAAACACATCGCTTTCGGCACTATATTTTTTTGCTTTTTTACAGAAAAATTGATTTTGACCCCAATTTGACCCCAAAACATCAAAAAAGAAAAGTGGAGCAGGACAACACATTGAACTGACCCCAAAAAGTTAGACAAAGATTCAAAAGAAAATCTATGCAAAGCGACTAAGAGGAATCTTGGTCGC